AGTTGCTTGTACAATTCCTGTACTGCCTCACTCTGTTTGCGAATCTGTTCTGGTAGTGCCATTAGGTACGCTCCTATCCGGTGTGCGTGTTAACTAGTCGGCTTTTTAGCCGCTAGGTCAGGTGCTTCTTGTGCGAACTTTACAAGCTCGCCTAGGACTTGGCAACGCCCCTGTGAAATTGCCGAGTTTGCTAGCGCAAATGGTAGATTCTCAAGTTCATGGGTTCTCCACGCTTGGAGGTAGGTCAGTACATCTGGGTACTGCCTAACCATAAGCGCGAAAGCCTTGATAACCTGAGCATCTGGGCGAATCATCGATTAGCCCCCACTGCTCTATTTGCTACTAAGTTAGCGTCCATACCGCCCTTTGGACTTCCATCAGGTTGGGTAGGGGTAGATTTCGGAGCCGATATACCGGCTTGTTGTTCTGGCTGGCTAGCCTGAGCTACGGCTACTTTAGCCTTCATCCGATCATTGTAATCCATCTTTTCAGAAGACGGGACAATTTCGTCCATAGGCATCTGCAGGCTTCGAGAAACTTCTCTAATAATAGCAGCCCGCCCATCTTTACCGATGATTTCCATATCGACAGGGTTCGACGTAGCATTGAGAAACTCAAGTCTGCGAACATTCATTGTCTCCTTAGATGCGAGATTGATTGCACCGCGAGGCAGGATAATGACATCACCCTTGATGCTTTCATCAGGATCGTAACGCATATTGTAGATATACTGACGCTTGACTATCGGCTTAACTATGTCGGCGTCGATGTGCATAACGACTTGGCGGATGCCCTTACCGGCGCTGCCCATGAGCATAGACAGACCAGACGATGTGCGACCAGCCCCCTGCACGTTAAGATCACCATACAGATACGCAGGAATACCGGAGTGCTCATCAGCCAGTCGTGAGAACTTATCGTACACAGCAACGAGCGTAGTCGCATTATCATCTGGCTGTGAGAACCGCACAGCAGGCGCACTCGATCCGACAGGATCATTCAGTACCTGCCAAACCTTCCACGGGTGAATCTGGGTGATGTCCTCGTTCGGAGGAATACGATCTATATTAATCTCAACCTGTGGGCCAGACGAGATGCCCATGTTGTTCACAAGAGCACGGGCTGCTGCGTTACAAACATTCTGGATATCTTCGATGATCTCTGGAATACCCTTGCCCCAGAACGCGCCGGGGCATTTGATAAACGAGGTCTTGGCGTATGGCTTCTCACCTAGCGGGTCGTAGTTCAGTACGGCCTTGATGACATGGTTGCCCACTACCCACACATTGGCATCATACTCTTTCGACTCATCTGGGACATCATCTTCTGTAAGACCCCAGTCAAGCAGCATCTGCCCGCTTACCTTACCCCAGAACTCAAGGGCGTCGAACATCTCGGTAGGCCGAAGTGTCGTATTGAACTTGTGCTCTTCCTGTTCCTTCTGAAACTCAAAGGATACATTAACCCAAGAAGAAGCATTCCCGTTCTCAAGAGCGGCCTTGATGGAGTTGTCGTCATACCCCGGAACACCGATAAGATCAGCCAAATCCATACGGGTTAGGCGGTGATGCTCGAAGATATACCCGTCATTCAGGTTAGACACACCCGGCTCTGGAAAGATTCTGAACGGGTCTACGCGCTCATACTCAGGCGCAATACGCTCTGTTGGAGCAGCAACCGTCTTACCAAACTCATCCTGAGTCCAACCTAGGACACGCTGCCTACGTACAACTGGCCCTTTGATAAACGCACAAGGGTAAGTAACAAGGTCAGTAATAAAATCGTTAAAGGCTTCAGACCAGCCGCCTTCGGCAAACTGATCAGAGATTTTCAAGTTCATCTTGTCCGCACGGGTCTGAGCCTCATGCAGAACACGGAACCTATAGTCCTGAGCCACCATCTCTTTTAGCTGAGAGACTTCATCGCGAGTAGGAGCACGATCCTCGGACTTCAGTATCTCCATAACCGAATCAGCAAAGATGGACTCGATCTCTTTGGCTTGAACAGGAGACAGCTCAGGGAGTGGCGTAGGCTTGATATCCCAAGGGGGAGTACCTGTATCAAGCAGGATGTCGCGTAGCCAGCTCTCAGCAGCCCTACACTTAACCTCAGTGATCATCATGTAGACTTCAGACCCACCCTGAGTTTGGATGGCTGCAAGTTTATCTGCCTCATACTCACCGTTACGCTGACGCATAGCCTTGAGCATTTTCAACTCAAGAGGCTGCTTCGCAATCTTGGCAGCATCCCAGCACTCACGGAGATAAGACGATATGCCAAGGATGAGGGGATTGTTCTGACGATCCTGAACTTCTTTGTTAATACGATCCTTCTCTTGCTTAACAAGTTCGGAATTACTAACAACTCTGAGAATCGAAAGTCCAGCCATTACGGTTAAATCCCTGTACTTTTACGAAACTTTGTCTGTTCCAAAGCTCTTTGAGCTGGTGTCAATCCGGTAAACGCAGGTACGCCAGTCATCAGGGGGGTCATAGGTGCTCTACCCATCGGGGGCATTCCGCTAAAAAAACCTGCAGGTGGACGGTTTAATCTAGCCCCAAACGGCTGTGACATCGCCGGAGCTGTAGGTCGAACTGGAGGCATAGGAGCTTTATCAGTCCCGATGAAGCGTGTATTCGGGGGGATGGGGACCATACCGCCGTTAGCGTAGCCCTTACCCATGTTGGAGCTGTGCATCTTCGGGTTATCCGAGTTACACGTATAAGATTTGGTGGGTGACCCGGACTTCTTCATAGCAATCTCCCCAGCTACATGTCTCACGACATATACACAGAAACAAATCTACACGCAAGTAGTGAAAAAGACCCCCGGGGAGCGTCATCAGCACTCAACCCGGGGGGAGGTGGCCGGAAGGGAGGGACCGGCAGGCGGTATATATCATGTCCACCCAAGTGCCGCAACAGTCTTGATCTCACGCCGTCTGGATAGCTGAGATGAGTCCCCGCCAGACGTAATATGCAGCATTAAGTACTGTAAAGCCTCCGCAACGTGCGAATGTTTGTTCTTATCGATGGTTTCGTTCTTGGCATGGAACCTATAACCCCCCATCATGGCTGATTTCAGCCTAGTACACCTCGGATCAACCAGAAATGCAGGGTCTCCGTCCACTTGACGCATCAAAAAGTCATCAACTGCGTTGACTCGAGCCGAAATATTGTTGGTTTTAGCCGGAATTACCCTAAAACCCTCGGCTTTGATGATATCTACAGCACTTCTCTCGTCAGTTTGCGCCCTTTGTACCCCCGCTGGGTCGGTTACCACCATAATCTGGCATCCGGGGAAGCGTTCATGGATGATCGGCTTCAAAACTGTACGCACAAACCGCTGAATACCCATGTCGAAGCTCACTGCCTCGTCCAAAATCAGTGCTCGACCACGCGGGTCTTGCTGTCCGAACACCGCAGCGGGTGTCAACCCGAGGTCCATACCGATAATTATGGGTCGAATGCCGTTATTTATATGCCGAAGTGTCGCTTTCCCCATGTGATAGTCAGGTTTGAAGTACTTATAGACAGGCGTTCCCGCAGAACTCAGCCCATACTCACCGTCAATATAGACTCTGACGTACTCATCCGACCGCCCCTGCGTGTCGTAGTACCCATCTGGCAGGTTCTCGACGTTCTCCGCGTAGGCCGATCTACCCGATGGTTGCTTGAATACATCCCACCCGTTGTTATTAGGTGACACGCCGTCCTTGGGATCAAGCCCCTCCATCTGGTAGTACCACCACGTATCCATAGTCGGCGGGTTCGTATCCCCCCACATCCCATGCCACGTCGGCCCCCCGTCTTTCTTAGACGGGAAACGCCCAATGCGCTTTGACATCGCGTCTATGATGTCGGGGTGGATATCACGACACTCGTTAAACCATGCACCAGTAAGTTCCAGTGAGTTCAGGTTGGCTACGTCATCCGCGTCGTCCAGTGCTCTGAACATAATCTCGCACTCGACATCCCCGATCTTGAAGAAGTACGTCTTGGTAGTCCGCATGTAGTCCCCGCACACACCGGGCGGGAACCAGTCTAGAAACGTCTTGATCGTCGTATCCTGCAACTGGCGAGCAGTCTCGCGGACCACAGCGAACCGTGTCTTGCGAATCCCTTGGCTGTTGGGAACCTGTGCCGACGCCCTGCGGACGATCTCAAACGAGCAGGTCACCGACTTGCCCGAGCCCACTGGACCCATCAGTACACGCATCTTGAGATCAGACTGCATGAACTTAGCGCCAGTTGGCGGCGGCGTATAGTTGATATCTAGGGACATTTATGAACGATCCGGGAAGATACCCATGATGCAGATGATTTTGCTAGGCTGACCGATCTCCCAGCCATGCACTTTCGTACCCCAATCATTCGACGGGCGAAGATCAGGCAGCTTGAAATTGTGGATACCATCGCCACCGTACATCGTGCCGATAATGGCGTACAGGGGGGTGTAAGTCGCAACATCAAGGGTCTGTCCGTCACACGATGCCCAGTTATGCGGGGCAAAACTACCGGCAAACTCCCGCACTTCTCCGATATAACCTTCCATACTAGCCTCCTTCTGCTGAAAATATCGTAACTATGTACGACGGTGGTTTCTTCCTGCGCTTCTTAATCACCTTGGTTTGGTACGAAATAGATTTCTCGGTCAGCAACTTCTCCAGTTGCCTGCACTTCACAGCACTACTCAATCTCTGCATACTCAGGCTCATGTTCGATCACCTTGGCTGTGTGCTCTTGGTTTCCGAGATTGATCGTGATGCGAACACCGCCTGTGCCTTCTTGAGATACCTCACCCTTAGGCTCCAGACCAGCCCACTTGACCGTTGACTTGATCAGGTCGGCCTTCACAGCGGCACTAACGTCTGGGCTGTGGATCAATGTCCAAGATGTTTTCAAGAGTTCCTCAGCCTGAGCTCGGGCCTTCATCTTGAAGGTAAGCCCCTTGTCGCGGATTTCTCCACGGTAGTGCTCCACCTTCTTGAGGAACACGGGGTCTTTGTTGAACGTGATGATGTCGGAGGTTGCGATCTTGTGGCGTTCGACAACTTCATCCAATGACTCGCCGCTGCCTTCGAGCAGCAGGGCTACGTCGAAAGCCAGTCTATCTGACCACTTGGTATAGTTCAATGGCAGTGTGTCCATAGTGAAGCCTTAATCTGTCAGGTGAACCGAGTCAACTGGGGGTGTGAAACTTTACACGTTGGTTTTTGGGGTCTCGTTTTAAGCGGTTTACTATCCATGTGGGGGGGCTTCGAAACTCTAGTCCATGTACCCCCCTCTGCCAAGCCCGATGCACGGGCAAGCCGAAGCAAGGCAAGGCTGAAACCTAAGGGAAACAAGGGAACTTGACATTAATGATCACTTATGCCACTATTTGATTGTCGACGGAATGACCCGCCGACAGGCTCTTTGACAACTAAAGAAGGATTACTACCATGTCGGACAACAATACGGTTGCGGCTCGCAAGGTTTCCATTACCCCGATTACTTTCGTGATCGAAGTGGTTGCCGAGCGGATTTCCGAAAAGGGTACGTTCTCGGCCCTCAAGGTTACCTCGGTCAAGTCCTCGGTTAAGGAATTGGTCGGACACCTCAAGGTCTCGGCCCCACCTCAGGGCGGCGGCGCGATGTACATCAAGACGGATAGCTTGACGGGCATCAAGGTCTTGAAAGACTCGGAAGTCAAGACAAGCGGAACGAAGTTGTTCTGATCCAAACAAGAGGGCGGCGGTGGTCGCCGCCCTCACAACCCAAGGGAAAACGACAATGAAGTACGAAACACTCTACCACCGCTTCAAGAAGAACGGAAAGTGGCAAGTCGTCGAGATCAGAGTAGAGCGCAAGCGCAAGCAAGCGATACTCGCAAGGATAGAGATCAAGTACAAACTCAAGATGACGGAAGCCTGAGACAACGGGAGAGGCGAGAGCCTCTCCCACCTCAACGAAAGGAACCACGATGGAACTTACTTGGAAGCAGACTATCCTGATGGTCATCGTTATCTTCGTGATCACAGGACTGATCGAGCAGATACCCTACTGAGAGAGCGGGAGCGAGGCGCAAGCCTCCTCCTTCTTTTATTCTCTGTTGTATAAGACCATACGTCGGGGGGTTACAGCCCATATGGCAACTGGGCATAAGTTATGGCGTATGTAAAGCGTGTTTGTGTATGATTTAGTGTATAGTTTGTAGCAATATATAGGGGTGTAGCGATAAAATCTAAAATGGTAGGCAGACATTTGGCTAAAATCTAGAGCAAACTTTACGTTAAAAATCGGCTGTAACTGTACAACTATACAGTATAGTTTGCAGTAGAACCAAGGGATTGAACCAATATCAGTGTGAAATATATATATAAAGAATCTAAGAATACACTGTTTTTTTTAACCCTTTCCTATAGAAAATTTATTTGATGTAAAGTTTTATAAAAACATCCCTAAAAAAGATGGCGACATTACTAAAAAAACATAGATTCTTTAGATTCTACAGATTCTTACACGCTATCACATTGATTTCATTACATTTTATTTTATGTAAAGTTAGCCTTTTCTACGCCACACGTATATTCTATTTTAGATTATGGCATATGCCCACACGCACACGGAGGAAACTTGACACCGGCGGAGCGGTCGTGCTACGTTGGTGGGGTCAGCAGGACAACTCCTGTTAGACAGTAAGTTTACATATAAACAACAAAAGGAATATAACCATGTCTACTAATAAAATATCTCTCATCCAGAATTGTGATGTTGTACTTGACACCAAGGGTCGTATTGCTACCAAGGCTAATGCTGATGGCGCATGGTCTAACGAGAATGTGGATACCATGTATAGTAAGATGATGGAGAAGGCTAAAGAGACTGGTCACTCTATCAAGGTGTTTGTGTATAGTGATGACCCTGCATCCAAGATCAGCGAGTTGACATACAAACAGGCTCTATCATTCACCAAGACCCATATTCCCCGTATTGGTCACAATATGAGGTTTGGTGGTTCACAGTATTTCATGTTGATGGATAAGGATAAAGCCCCATCTTCTGTTCGCAATGTTACTCAGAAGTTGTTCTGATAACAGTTAATCGATGGGCTGAGTGTATATGCTCAGCCCACTTCAACCTATAGGGAGTATGATTATGACTACGAGTTCCGATTTGCTACAGAGTATTGATAGGCTTGATCATCTTGTTACCAACCGGTTGATTGAGGTTAAGGCTATCCATTCATTGGTTATGTCTGACCCTGACAACTACTGCAAGTCATCCAAGTTGGGGATTATTCAAGGGGATTTAGATTTCCTGAATATGTTGTTGGTTGATATCCGAATTGCTGAGGTGTTGAATGATGACTAGTATAGCTATGCACTGTAGCCGTTGTTGTCAGCCCATCTCCGCAAAGAGGTGGGCCTTATTGTATCGTGAGTGTTTGGATTGTGGAGATAAACGGGCCAAGAGACTGGCTCAATCTAGGACTATAGTGCCTATGCACAAGTCGAACTATATATTGGTTACTGACCTTAACTTGCTGAAAGGACTGAATAAATGAGAGCGACAACATTAAAATCAACGATTAAATCTCTGTTCCCCATCCAACGTACAGTATGTATAGAAGGTAGTCCAGGGGGTGGTAAGACTACTATCGTACAGCAAGTTGCCAAGGAACTGGACGTTCCCTATATCGAACGGCATATGCCGACCATGCTTGTCGAGGACTTTGGTATTCCTATGGTTATGGGAGACAATGAAGCCCTGTCCTACAAGCTACCTGATTGGTTCCCAGTCAAGGGTAAATCCCCTGATAAGGGTATCTTGTGCTTCGATGATCGCAATCAAGCCAATGCAGACTTGCAGAAGGTACTCGCTAACATCTGCCAAGCCCGTAACCTTCATGGTGTACCATTGCCTGATGGTTGGATGGTCGTATCTACTGGCAACAAACAGTCCGATAGAGCAGGTGCTAACCGTGTACTGTCTCATTTACGCAACAGAGAGACTGTTGTGGAGTTGGAAACTCATCTGGATGACTGGTCATCATGGGCCATTGATAACGATGTTGCCCCTGAAGTTATCTCATTCATTCGGTTTCGGCCTAACCTGTTGCATGACTTCGACCCACAACGTGACCAGAATGCTACTCCTCGTAGTTGGGTTGAGGGTGTTTCCGATGTGCTTGGTGTAGTGGCAAGTGATGCAGAGTATGAGTGTTTCAAGGGTGCTGTAGGTGAGGGGCCAGCGGCAGAGTTTGTTGGGTATCTACGTATATTCCGTAGACTTCCTAATCCTGACAACATCTTGATCAATCCCACAACAGCAGAAGTGCCGACTGACCCTGCTACGCTGTATGCTCTGAGTGGTGCGATTGCACAGCGGTCTACTGTGGCTAACTTTGACCGTGTTTGTACCTATTCAGAGCGTATGCCTCCAGAGTTCAGCGTTCTGACTATTAGCTATGCGGCTCGTAAGAACCCCGATCTGGCTAATACTCAAGCGTTTAACAAATGGGCCATTGCACATCAGGACGTGTTGTTTTGATGGATAAGATGAGCAAGGAGTTGATCGCCATGAATACTGCTTGGATTGATTACCTCATGCTTGAACGGCGTGTTCTCACAGTGGGCTACATCAAGTCAGCCTATTGGGGGAGGGTTAAGAACAAGTCCCTTAGTGATTGGCTAAGGGACGAGTTCCCCAATGAGTGGGTTAGATTCAAAGCAAGTAAACTTGAAACAATGGAGAATGACTATGAATTTGAGTGACAAAGCCCTGTTGGTGCAGTTGAACATATCCCAATGGACTGCTCGTAAGTACGACAAACGGGTAACCCAAGAGGTAGCCGATAGTCATGGTGCTCAGATGGGAGTGGGACGCTACAATAAGTCTCTGCTTCCCATGAATGATTACCTCGATGATGTGCATAAGAAGGCAACATTCATCCGTACCAAGTACTACGAGAACACATTGCCTTGGGGTATTGAGGGGACGCAGTTGCTACCATCTGCTAACTACTTGAATTTCATGACTAATTTCCGCAAGGAGAAGAACGAGTGGGAGTATCTGGTCGATAAGTTCCTCGTTATGTATGACGACTTGAAGGATGATGCCAGACGTATGTTGCCCAATGGCCTGTACAATGACTCTGATTACCCGTCAGAGCATGACCTGCGGCGTAAGTTCAAGATGGATATGGCTGTGTTTCCTGTACCTACCAATGACTTCCGAGTGGCTATCGGTAGTGAGGAACTGTCCCGTATCCAACAGGATGTTGAGCAACGTGTAAAGCAAGCCCAAGAGACGGCAATGCAGGACGTATGGAAACGTCTGTACGACAAGGTGAAACATATTGCTGAGAAGTTGGCTGACCCTACGGCCATTTTCAGAGACACGATGGTCGATAATGCTAGGGAGTTATGCTCTCTGTTACCTCGACTGAACTTCGCTGATGACCCCAACCTTGAGGCTCTACGCCATCAAGTTGAGCAGTCATTGGTCAAGAACCATCCTGATGCGTTGCGTAATGACCCTGATCTACGCCGTGACAAAGCGGCTGAGGCTAAGGCAATCATGGATAAGATGTCTGTATTTATGGGAGGTGCATGATGAGAACCTATATCGCTATATACAAAGAACGCCGTCTATTACTCACAGCTTCGTCTTCTTACGATGCTCAAGTAGCCGCCGCTAAACTGCTTAACGCTAAGAAGCGGTACGATGTGACCGTGTACTTGGCTGATACACCGATCAACACAGGGAGCATATGATCATGGATATTATGAAGCGCATCAGTAAGGCTAAGACTAGCCTCATTCTGGAGAGCCCGTTCTTTGGACGAGTGGCTTGTGAGTTGCCTGTAATTCTGGATGATACTATCCCGACTGCTTGTACCAATGGCAAGGAGATACGCTACAACCCCAAGTTTGTGGATGAACTTGACGATGAAGAACTCAAGTTCCTAGTGGCCCATGAGTGTGCTCATCCTATGCTTGAGCATAACTTCAGACGGGGTGAACGTAATGCTAGAACATGGAACAAAGCCGCTGACTATGTGATCAACAAGCTGTTGGTAGATGAGAAGATTGGACGTATGCCCAAGATGGGTCTGCTGTCCGATGACATATACAATGCAGGTCACGGAACGTCTGAGGGTATCTACAACATATTGCCACATGACCCTGAAGGTGAGGGTAGTTTCGGTGGTGAAGGTGACCCACTAGATGACTGTCAGGATGCACAAGGGACACCTGCCGAGAAGTCACAACAAGAGGCTGAATGGAAGGTGAAGGTAGCCCAAGCGGCTCAAGCCGCCAAGATGATGGGTAAGATGACAGCATCACTGGAGCGGTTGGTGACTGGAATACTCCAACCAAAGGTGAATTGGCGTGATGTTCTGCATAAGTTCGTTGAGAAGTGCAAGGATGATCAGCGTTCTTATGCCCGTCCTAATCGTCGGTTCATATCTCAAGGCTTGTATATGCCAAGCGTAACAGGTGAGAGGCTAGGCGAGATTGCCATTGCTGTTGACTGCTCTGGGTCTATTACAAACGAGTTGATCAATCAGTTTGCTTCCGAGATCAGGACTATCCATGAGGATGGTAGGCCATCGCTTATCCATGTCATGTACTTCGACCATGTAATCTCTCACTACGAGAAGTATGGACGTGAGGATACCCTAGATATCAAGCCACATGGTGGTGGTGGCACACGGTTCAGTCCTGTGTTCAAGTATATGCAGGAGCATGACATCAACCCTGTCGCTTGTATATTCCTGACAGACTTGCAATGCGATGACTTCGGTGATGCCCCTGAATATCCTGTGCTGTGGGTATCTACCGATAAGGGTGAAGCGCCGTTCGGTGAAGTGGTGGTGATGTGATGATGTTCGCTGGACTACCTGATGGGTTCACTTTTGGGAAGGGGGAATCCGCTTATCTGGTGGGTCAAACATGGCGTGTGACAGTATATTACCGCAACCTGCATAGTGTCCTAAAGAGACCTGCCTTTGACATGGTAAAGGATTACGACTTAGCCTTAGATAGAGAACGCTATCTTGCTCTGATGTGTAAGTCTAGAGACTGGCAGGAGTTTTCAAGTTTAGGAGAGATGGTCTTAGTCATGTGTACTAAGCACAGAATGGGAGTTGAGTGATGATGTTCGCTGAACTACCTGATGGTTTTACTTTTGGGAAGGGGGAATACGCTTATCGGGGGGGTAAAACACGGCGTGTGGGAGTGGATTACCGCAAGAGACGTGCCTTTGACATGCTAAAAGTAGTAGCCAATGGCAGAGAACGCTATTTTGCTCGGTCTGAGTCAGATAATTGGAGGTTTTTGTCTGAAGACTGGCAGGAGTTTCCAAGTGTAAGAGAGATGGTCTTAGTCATGTGTACTAAGCACAGAATGGGAGTTGAGTGATGGAAACTTATATCGCTGTGATCAGTACAGCTATGAGTATCGCCATGTGTCTACGGATACTATGGCTTGAACGTAAGCTAGAGAACGCATGTGAAGTCATATCCGCTATGGCTTTCGGTACGGCTGAAGTTACTATGGAAGATGGTCTAATTACAATCAAATATAAGGGAGTATAACGATGGCTACTGTACGTTTTAGTGGTGAGTTGACAGGTCAGATCATCCAGAATGCCAAGGACTTATTCAAGCAACGCATAGAAGATGCGATAGAAAACATCCCGAAAGATATTGCTGATCGTGTCTATGAGCGTGGGCTAGGTCAATATCAGGAACGCTTTGACACTCTCCCTGATGTGTTCTTCAGGCGTGAGGATACCATGAAGATAATTAAAATTGGGGATATGAAATGCCAGATCGAATGCAAGTACTCAAGTGGTAGGAAGGTGTTTCCTATTGGGGAGATGCCTCCAGAGACGATGATAAAGTTCGACGGGTACTCTTATATGGGTGGTGTGGCCCTAATCAATACCGATGGTTTCTGGGATGACATCCTTGATGAAGTAACAGCCTATCAGCAAGCCATTAATAACCTCCAATCACAGCAGTCAGCGTTCGTTTTGAGTGTGAAGAAGGTTATAGCGGCTCATGCTACCCTTGCTCCTGCTCTCAAGATGTGGCCTGCACTATGGGACTTGATACCAGAGGATACTAAGAACAGGCACAAAGAAATTGTAGCGCGTACCAAGCCTGCCCCAACTGTGGACGTAGACCTTGGCTCACTTACTGCCGCTGTAACATTCAGCAAACTTACACGATAAGGGAGAGTGTCTATGTACTACAGCAAGTCCGATATCAGAACTTATGCCGATGCCGAGAAGCTATTCAAGACGGCTAGGACACCTAGCACGGGTAAACCTATCAGGAGTTTCGCTAGGATACTCAAGGATGGTAATGACTATATCATTGCCGTGAAGGGGACTAACATCTGTAGGATAACTCCTGACAACACATTGGAGTTTATTGCCGAGGTCAATACTGTGCGCTGTAATACGTTCACACTTGTCGGTAACCTGCATAGTGTCATACCGATTGCTATATTCAGAGTGGCGACTGGGCGGTATCGTGTCGAGCATAGCAGTATGCTTATTGACCTGTCCCAAGGGCGTTGGCCTCATATGAAGAACGATGCTCCTGAATACTTCCAAGGTATCAAGTTCGATCTAACTACTGGTCAATGCCTCAACCGCAGAGAGGATATGCTCAAGTCTGTTGATACAAACAAGCGCAAAGAGTGGCTGAGGCTACTCACAAGATGGAATCGCGGCATCAAAGTACGGATGAAGATGGGTGTATTCACTGGCCTGATAGAGAGAAGGCGCATCGAAGGCGGTAGTTCTTATAGTCTAACAGAACCACTATACTATGCCATCATCGATGGGACTCACGATACTCAGCTACTCTACAACATAGTATTACAAGCATCGCCAACTTACTGGAATCGAACGACTATAACGCCAGACGATGTGCAACGGTACATTAAGAACCTACAATCAGCCCATAGCATCTATTTCAGACAGCAGTTCGGGGTGCTACCCAAATGAGTGTGATTGTATGGGACGGCCTATCCTTAGCCGTAGATAATGGTGCAACAGACGGCTTCTCCATGTGGGAAGCCGATAAAGTATGGGTGCATAAGGGTGAGTTCCTAACTGGGACTGGTACTGTGTCTACCATATTGGAAATGCGTGAGTGGTATAAGAACGGTTCTAACCCGCTTCTGTTTCCGTTTGCTCAGCGTATACTCGAGTCTATGTGTAACTTTATTGTGGTGAATGAGGCAGGACTTCACCGATACGAACGGACTCATGTTCCAATAGATCATGGGTTTAAGATATGTGCTTTCGGGCAGGGTAAAGACTTTGCCTATGGTGCGTTAGCGATGGGCGCAACAGCAGAACAAGCCGCAACAATCGCAAATAAGTTCTCCGTTCATTGCGGAATGGGGGTGTCAACATATGTCATGGGAGCAAGAGATGATTAAGCGTGGACGTGGACGGCCTAAAAAGTTAGTGCAAGAACAAGTCACATCTAAATCGGATAAAGTGGGAGACGCAATAGAAGCCTTTGTAAACTCATATGATTTTACTGAGTTATTCCTGCGTGACTTGATTGGTAAAACTACCTATTCGCTACGCCAATTCGGTAACAGTCAAGACACTAAGTATTTAGCTGAGGTCACTGACTTGATCGAACTCATGGCAGAGTATGTTGCTACGCTTCCAAAAGAGGAGGAACCTCTTGATTAAGAGTGTCATATGGAAGAGCGCAGAGAAGGAACGCTGCATTCAGATGCACATGAATGGTGCTACAGCAAGGGAGATTGGCATAGCTATATCACGTAGCAGGAACTCTGTGATTGGGTTCCTTAATCGTGCCGGTTATGCCAGACCAAGAGTGGTTAAGCCAAAGGTAGAGGCATTGCCAAAACCTAAGGAACGTGTAAAGTCTGCAACTGTGATTCGGATTAACCCCATAACCAAAGGGGCGTTCGTGCCAAAACCTGAACCCATATTGGTGCATTATACTGTTCCGCTTATAGAGCGTGACATGACCTATGAATGTGCATGGATTATAGGTGAGGTGAATGGAGGGAATAGTCGGTGCTGTGGGCAGGTAATCTACAGGAAGTCACTCTGCAAAGCACACCATGATGTAGCCTATGAGCGGCGTGTAATTTTCAGTAGCAAGCCTAAGAGGGAGTTTACATTTAGTGGCAGATTGGGATAGGCGATTTCTAAACTTGGCAGAGTATATTTCTGCATGGTCGAAAGACCCATCAACCAAAGTCGGGGCGGTCATCAGCCGCCCTGACAACACGATAGCATCGCTAGGATACAATGGCTTCCCTAGATATGTGAATGACGGCGAGTTGCGCTATGCTAACAAGGCTCTGAAGTATAAGATGGTTGTTCATGCAGAAGTGAATGCTATCTTGAAGGCCAAAGAACCATTGGATGGATATACATTGTACGTACATCCGCTACATCCATGCTCCAGTTGTGCGGCTATCATAATCCAGTCCGGTATATCCAAGGTTGTCACTTGTGTAAGTGATAGACCCGATTGGGCAGAGTCATTCGCGATTGCTAAGGCGATGTTCTGTGAGGCTCATGTGGATGTGAAGGTGTTTGGCGATGCCTGATATTACAATGTGCTTGGGGGAAACCTGCCCAAAGGCGGACACCTGCTATAGGTCACCGTCTAGTGGTACTAAGCCTGACGAGACTAGACAATCATGGTTCATTCAAGAACCATACTGGCGTGACGGTAGAGGGCCAGCCGTTTGCGATGAGTATTGGCCTGTTAATAGGGAGACTAAAGATGTCAAACGTGGATAAGTTGTTGAGTGACCGTAAGAAAACACACGGTAATTTTCCAGACAATGCACGCATAAGCCAGATGCTCAAGCAAGTGGCGCGTACAGCACCTAACTGGGACAACATGAATGACTCTCAACGTGAGTCATTTGATCTACAAGCAAGCAAGTGGGGACGCATTCTAGCAGGTGACCATAACTTTACAGATCATTGGGATGATCTAGTTGGGTACGCCACACTCGGTGGTACACACTCTGGCATGAGCCTAGCTACCGTAACATCCGGCATTAATTTGACTTTTGGTGGTATGCCTAAGGTCACCGATGTAGACGAAGCCGTATCAAAGAAAGCTTAGTTATGAACGGACAGTATCATCTCATACTCACAGTGGTCACGGCAGTTATTGCCGTGGCTATCGTCCTCATTATTGCAACCACGAAGGGGAAGGGTAAATGACTACGAGACACGCCGACGATGTGACTATTACTGATCTGGTTCGCTTGCGTAGGGAGAACGAAGCCTTGCAGAGTCAGCTAAAGAACGCACTAGATGTTGTGGTAAAACTGACGAAAGAAAACAGGGAACTCAAGGGGAAGAAGTGATCGGCATACCTAATGTCCTTGGACAAAAGGTATCTGACCCCCCTGAAACAGCAATAGGAAAGGAATCACAGTGATGGGTATCGTTGAACGATTGCGGGAACATAATGAACCTCCGTTTGATTACATTGCCCATGAAGCCGCCGCCGAGATTGAGCGGTACCGGAAAAATCAAAGCATCCTGATCACATCGTTCCGTATCAACATGATGCGGCTTTGCCCAGAATACTCGCATGAGGAATTTAATAAAGATATCGCTGCTATGTTGAAGGAGAAAGAGTGATGGATAGGGAAAAAAGCATAACGAAAAATACCGATATCCTTCAAGCCAAAAGTCGTCTTCACCGTTTAGGGCAAATGCCTATCACGGCCTACGTTGTTCTTGAAGAGGGTACATTCGCTGAGAAACTCCTTAAAGCCTTACGGGACAAAACAAGTGAACTTGAAAAACTGAAGGAGAAAGAGTGATGACTGAATACAGAAACGAAAAAGGCGAACGACACCGCACCGATGGCCCTGCGGTTGTATATGCAGACGGCTCTCGCGAGTGGTGGGTGGACGGTGAGTTCATCAAGAGCGAACAATCGGGAGAAAGAGTGATGGATTACGACAGGAGCATACACACTAACCCTGACGCTCAAGCATGGGCAAAGTTTTTTATTGAGACAACAAAAGATATGGACCGTCAACTATTCAACGACGAAGGATACATGATCGCGTGGTTTTCTAATGCGATGATGGCTATGCGCGACAGCATGAAGCCGCAAGAAACTGACGACACCATCGCCATGTACGTGAAAGCCTGCTCTGATCTTGGCCAGCAGCACATTGCCTGTGAGAACCGTGCAGAAAAAGCCGCCGCTAAGTACAAAGAGTTGCGAGAAGCCACAACGGAATTGCTTAACGCGATTGATGGGCTATTTCCCACAGACGGCCCTGTCAAGGCGAGAGTTCGTGCTGCGTTGAAGGAGGATGAGTGATGGATATCATTGAACGGTTAGACGCAGCGATAAAAACGGAAGACTTTTGGGTCGGTGATCAAAGAGAAGATAATATCTTGAAAGATTCCAAAAAGATTATTGAGCAGTTGCGGGGAGTCCT